GAGGGCTTACCTTTTATCCGTCAGAGTCGAGAGGTGGACAACCTATTACGGCAGTGCCATATGAAGAGGCACACGCCAAACGTGGTGTCGTCTACGAGGACAACAGTGAGGAGCAGTGTCTAAGTGGGGTGTGTGGAATATGAAAATTACATATGACACATATCATTCTATGAAGAAAAAAAGTAATCTTAGAATGGAGTATATAGGTGATAGAAGTTTGGTTGACCATGAGGGTGATTGCCTGTACGATTTTGTCGTAGCCCCAATTTTTAATGAGAAGGGGGAGAAAATATCTTGGGGTTTTTCACATGATGAATATGGTCTTATTTCAGAACACAAAACAAAGAAAGAGGCTTTAGCGCAGTTACCCGATTACGACGATGATGATGATTGGGAAATAAATAATTATGGAATTGACCCAGAATTGGGCGGTAGATATGGAGTTGATTTTGATGATGAAGTAGGGTTTAGGGATTAAAGATGATTGAAAAGAACAAACGATGGGTTGAGAAGAGGTATACTAATTGGGTAGCTACCCTACCCTGTGCTAGCTGTGGTCTTGATGACGAGACTACAGTGGCGCACCACCTGAAGCACAGACACTCGCCGCATGGTGGCGCGGGTATTGGAATGAAGGCTAATGACTTTCTGACAATGCCTCTATGCTTTAGCTGTCACGATAGGGCGCACAATGGTGATGCAGATGTGCTTGATTGGCAAGCTGATCACATATTTAAAACATTGACAACGGCTTTTAACTCAGGCATAATTGGTTATGTGGGTGAGGGTTCTGTATTGGAGCTGTTCCTACAGAAAGGAACACTTCCGAATCAACCCGGAACTAATAAAGAGTGGAGAAAGACTAAACTATTTGGGGAAGATTTAGATGATTGATTCAATAGAAATGGGCGATGCCTTAGATGCAATAGAGGAGTTTGCCCCGCAGTACGCCAAGGCTAAGGGCGATAGGGTCCACCTTGACGATTACCGTAAGGTACAGCTTGCTATCTTATACCAAGAGGCAGTAGGCAAAACCGTAGCGGATAAAGAGAACTGGTGTAGAGCGCATCCGGATTATATAACCGTGATCAAGGGTCATGGCAATGCAGTGGAAGAGGAAGCGGCTCTGTACTGGAAGCTGAAGTTAGCAGAGACACAGATAGAAGTATGGCGCACCATTCAGGCTACACGCAGAGCGGAAGCGAAAATATTATGAATTCAAATGATCCCTCATTGATGTATACGGAGGAGGAAATGATAGCGGAAGATGAAGCCGCTCAACTACTTCATCACAATAACATGGAGGCCAACGTGGCTTACGAAATAGAAGAAGGTCAAGTATCTGTATTTGTAAATGATAAAGATGGTAATGATAAACGTCCAGACTACACAGGCAAAGGTCTGTTCAATGGTCAGGAGTTTCAGATCAGTTTGTGGAAGACCACCTCTAAGAATGGCTTGGATTATATGAGCGGTAAAATCCAGAAGCCGTACAATGGTGGAAGCTCATCCTACTCTGACGTATCTGCGTCAATGGATGACGTACCTTTCTGATGGTGATTACCTATCCGGATGGAGAAGCCGTCGAGTTGCTGTTTGACCGGCGGCTTCACTCTTACAAGGTGGGGGAGGATATAGTACCCAGCGCCACTAAGGTGTTGAATGTTATATCCAAACCCGCGCTTGTTCCTTGGGCTTTGAAGGTTGGCGTGGGCTGGCTGGAGAAAAACATCTTCCATGATGAGGAGTCATCATCTAGTAAGACCAATATTTATAAGTCTAAAATTGGTCTGGATGGAATAGTTAAAGGTATTAAATCGGCTTACCGTAGTAAGTCTACTGACGCCCTTAACATAGGGACAATCACCCATGATTGGGTTGAGAGTGCCATTAACTGGAAGCTACATGGTGGGGAGATACCGACCCTGCCAAAGCAGGAGGAGGCTCAGAATTCCATAGAGGCATTCAAGAGCTGGGTGAGTGAGAACACGGTGGAGTGGTTGTCTTCAGAGGAGAAGTTGTACAACCGGCAATATAAGTATGCTGGTACTGTTGACGCTAGGGCCAACATCAACGGTGAGTATTGCGTGATAGATTGGAAGACATCGAAAGCTGTCTACCCTGAATACCACCTACAGGTTGCGGCATATGCTAAGGCCGCTGAGGATGTGCATGGAACCCCGGTGGATGCAACCTATATACTGAGGTGCGACAAGGCTACTGGGAAATTCGAAGCTGTTAGGTCAACAGAGATAGAGGAAAACTTTCAGGCATTCTTGGGCGCTCTCACTCTACACAGGCGGCTTAAGGCTATACGGTGAGCGATGTATCATTAACCACCATCATGCTGTTTCATTTTGAGGCGGCTATGCAGATGATGGATGAAATTTTAACACATGAACTGGTGAACCCAGATGAACTATATGAAATATTGGAGTATAAAGAGAAGGCTTCTGAGAGCATACAAGAGGAAAGGCTTTGGAAGATGTTGCAAGGTTTTCTTATTAGAGCGAACCGGCTACCGGCTGACGTTATCCCGTTTTCGCCGGAGCTAAGGGGGCCGGATGTCGAAAATAAATAAGAAAATTGTCAGGCTAACCGGGAAGGATTTGAAGAGGGCGGCTACAGTTGGGATGGGGCGTGAAGACGCGAAGACTGTTGCCGGCTGGATGCCTAAGAATGAAGAAGATTTAGGTAACAAAATTTACAAATATATACGGGAGCCTAAACACAGGTCTCACTTCCTTGGTCTACTAGGAGAGTTAGCCTATGCCAAGTTTGTTGGCGGGGAGATAAACGAGGAGATATATTTTAATCGGGGGGATGACGGAAGAGGTGATGTGGGTAGTGCTGAAGTGAAAGCATCAACTTGGAAGGGTGACGATATAGAACTCAAGGTTACTCAGAGAGAGTACAATAACAAGGAGAGGCCAGAAAAATATGTTCTTGTTAGGGTCAGCGAGAGAACCCCAAGTATGGTTGAAATGGTGGGGGAAGTAAGTGCGGAAAGGTTTGAGGCTGAGAAGAGAGTTAAGCAGTACAGGCCGGGATACCCCGTCAACTACATAATGGGGGCTGATGATCTTGATGAGGTGGCTTGTGCTTAACCCATCCAGAGAACAGGAGGAGGAGTGGGCGCGTGACAGGCGCTACCACTTTGCTAGGTCATGCTGGGTGCGTAAGAATAAAATAGCCCCAAAGAGTAAACTCACTTGGGGCGAGGTGTTTCAGCGCAATGAGGGGATTAGCTTACATCAGTACGCGAATTTAAAAATGAAAGAGAAGTTACACAGCCGGTAGGGAAACAGGTAACTGAATACCCTATCGGCTTTTCTTTTTTCTTATGCTCCTCAAGAGCATCATCAAAATCCAAGGTGTTTGAAATCTTTATCACCTTATCGTCTTGGTACTCAAGCCAGCCGACTGAATAGAAGGTGGGTAGGTGACAGTCTTCTGCTATCACCCATCCATCATCTGATATTATGTCAACCCATTCTACGAGAACAAGGTTCTTGCCTTTTGCTTTTTCCCATGCGTTGTCAAGGGACCGGGGAGTATCCACCCCAGTAGCATTGGAACTACAAAGATTAAGACTAGCAACCATCCACCCATCTCCACAAGTTTACCAAGTAGCGTAAAGAAATTATCAGGCGCACATTCAATCATGCCCTGCTCCGTCTGCAAAACTGTACCCTTCTTGGGTGTCTTCACTTCCGTCACCACATCCGCCACAAAGGCACTCGCTGTGGCTCCCGCTATCGGCGCAATCGCACCCGAACTCAATACAGTCCCCGCAAGCGCACCGCCCCCCGCTGCTAGGGAGGTAATCCCTGCTTTCTTTAGTGTCGTGCATCCAGCTATACAGCAGGCGGCGAGGACCACCAGCCAGATACCCAGCCGATTGCCCACAAAATTACGAGTGCGCCTACGCACACCATAAACTTCTTTCTTTTTCCTAATGCTTTCCATTTTTCCATGTTGTCTCCTCTAAGAACATATTTCGTTTAACAATATACAATTTGCTAGTAGTGCGGAACCTAATGATATTCCAAGAATCAGAGTTATCATTAGTACCGCGAACCAACCATCCCTCACTTATGACAGTTCTTCATTAAGTTTATGAACTTCATCCGATACCTTGGAAGTAAATATAAAAGGTAACAATCCATGAACCAAGGCAGTCAATGACAAAAGAAATAACTTCAAGGCAAGTCCCCACGCAAAAAGTAGATGCCGACCCCACGATAAATTTATATCCTTTAGATGACTCATAATACTTTCGCTACCACGATGTTCCCTTCTTTGTTCGTCTTTAATTCTACGGTACGCTTCTCGCAAGTGAATCGGGTTTTCCCAGATGCCGTGTCTTTCCAGCCATTTCTCTTCAGAGTACGTTTCATGCTTAGACATCCAGACATCCCCATTTCTTCCCATTGACCATTACTGGGGTTCTCCCAATGACCCATGTATTCCTTTAGGT